CCAGTAAGAACGTATAAATAATGTGCTTGTTGATTCCAAATTCCACCTTGATTTGTTGCAGGTTCAGCAGATTCTTTAACAACCATTTTACCAGAACCTCCAGCTCCACCTCTAGCAAGTGGGTTATTACCACCTTGTCCAGCTCCGCCACCACCTGTGTTTGCATCTGCATTCATAGGTCCTGGGCCAGCATCTCCGCCGCCACCAGATCCACCTGATGCAGGTGGATTAAAATATGCTCCGCCAGCTCCGCCGCCACCAAAAGTTCCACCACCATTAGGTGAAGGGATTACAGGTGTCGTATCTAAACCGGCTCCTCCGCCTCTTCCACCTGGGCCGGGTTGTCCAGCACCCGATGCACCACCACCAGCTCCACATTTTGCTGGGTTAGCACTTACGGGCCATTGTTGTGTTCCTCCTGGATTACCTTGGGGTGGAGAAAAAGAAGGTGTATTACCTGCTCCTACAGTTGGTGAGTGTTGGCCACCACCAGATCCAGATCCACCAGCTACTCCCGATTCATTGTTTCCTGTAGGTCCAGATCCACCACCATGAGTTATAAAAAGTGGACTTGGTGAAGGTCCTATAAAAGTATTTCCGCCTTGTCCTCCATCAGCATCCGACGGTGTGCCTGCTGATCCACCAGCTCCAATTGTAACACTAACTGGTGAACCGGGATTTGAAATATCTGTTGCGGTTCTCACTCCTCCGGCTCCGCCGCCACATCCATTTCCATTTCCTCCCCCTGCGCCGCCAGCAACTGATATGATTGTTAAATCAGAACTACCTCCTTGAGGTGCAAAAGTTCCATCAGAAGTAAAAGATGTAAAAGCTTCGGCAACCGCTGCGCTAGGTGTGTATGATAAAGCTGTGTAACCACCATTGTCTCTTAATGTGTTACCAGCTTGAGTGCTTGTTAAATAATTTAATGTTGTAACTGTTGTTGCCATGTTATTGTATATCCCATTGTTGTGTGTTTGGATTCCAATAAGCTATGCTACCATCATCTACTTCTTTTGTACAGTGCCATCTTTGATTATCTTCGTCCCAAAAAAATATTGTCATCCATCCATCAGCAGGTTTTTCTGTTGGATTGTTTGCTAATGGAGATACCCAATCATTTGTGTCATTCAATACCCAACTATCATGTGGTTTAACTCCAACAAACTCATCTCTAACTGGATCATAAGTTCCGCCTATTGTGGCGTACCTTTTTCTAAAATTACCGTTATATGAAGTTTGTTTCCAAGAGACAACTCCGTTATCTATAGTCCACTTTTGACCTTCGTGAAAATTTTTACACCAAGTCTCGCCATCAGCGTGCATATCATTTTCACCTAATGGTCCATCAGAAGTTTCTATATCATTAGAAACTACGGATACGTGTTTCACGACATTGTTAACATCGAGGTGAGCAAAATGAGCCATAAGCTTTTACCCTCCTACGCGTCGTTTAATACTTCGTAAGATATAAATAAGTCTAAGTCTGACGCAGCACTAGCTCCACCTTTTAATACATCTGCTTCCATTAAATAAATTGGAGAGTCAACGACAACTAAAGTAGAATCAGCTGGAACAGCTACAGTTTTAGCTATGTAAACAGTTGCATTACCAGTTGCAGAAATTCCTGTTGCACCGCTACCCATACCATCAACAAACAGATCTAAGTTTGCTGAGTTAGTACCATCAACGTTTGCACAAGTAATTCTGTTAATTTTTAAAATTACATCTGAGTCAACTGTTAATAAAGTTGTTGTTGTTGTTGCAGATAAATTAAAACCTAAGTTACCGGCATTAATTGTTGCGACATTTACTAGATTTGGATTTGCCATATTTTATTTCCTTTCCTATTTTTAACCGAAAATTAAGGCCATTGCAATAGATTTTCCCATCGTGGCTAATTGAGCACCGCCTGCTTGTACTTGGCCAGTACCGTTTGGTGCTAGATTTATGTTACCGTTTGCGCCATCTGTAATAGTAATTGAACCAGAATTTGTGCCTGAATTAGTGTCTAAAACTAAATCATAAGCACCACTAGTTGTGATTGCTCCAGTTGCTGATCCTGTACCAATTACTAGTTCACCAGATCCTTTTGGTGATATAGCTAAATCAATATTAGTATCTCCACCATTAGCTGCTATTAATGGATCATTTCCTGTTGCAGCGTTAGTAATTTTAACTTCATTTACTGCTGAAGAAGTAGTTCCAAATACTACTGATTCATTACCATTAGCATCTGCTATGAATCCACCATCAGCAAATTTAGGTGCAGTTAAAGTTTTGTTTGTTAAAGTATCAGTTGAAGAAGCTGTGATACCTGTATTAACAGTTACAATATCTGGGTTTGTTCCATCGTTTGCAGCAGCAAAAATAATTTGATCACCTTTATTTGTACTTGTAAAAGTAAATGAATCTCCAGATCCAGACACATATTTAAATTGAACTGTGTAAGCACCTGATGTTGAATTTCTTAAAATGTAAAAAGTTTGAACGTCTAAAGGTATAGTTACAATTTGATTTCCTGTAATTGAACCTGTGAACTCAATCATTCTGTGTGCAAGAACTGCACCAGTTGATCCATCAGAAACTGAAAGAGCTGTAGTTTGTGCACCACCAGCAATTGATTGCTGAGTAAATCCACCTGAAATTTGTTCTAAAATTTGTAAGTTTGTATTAGTCTTCGTACCCCATGTTCCGGCGTTTTCACCAGTTGCTTGAAGTTCGACTCCTAGTCCCGTGTATGTTGATGCCATTTTTTATCTCCTATGCAGCGTCACTATAACTTGTATTTGATCCAGTTGCAACATCAGAATAGCTTGAATTTGATCCTGTGTCAACTGATTGATATGCTTGAATTCCAAAGCCTGTTGACGTTCCAAAAGTAGCTACGGAAGATGTTATTTGTTGACCTGTTAATCCTACAATATTTGCAGCTAATGTTATTGAACCAATAGAGAATGTTGCTGAAACACCTGTTAATCCTACGACCATTGGAATAGGGTCTATGTCACCAACAGATACAGTTCCTGAAACTCCAGATGGAGTAATTATTTCTGTAGCACCAGTTGTTATAGAACCAACGCCTGCGGTTGATGAAACACCTGTTAATCCCATTACATCTGCTGGAGATAAAGATCCAACACCAGATGTTATTGCTTGACCACTTAATCCAACAATTTCTTGTATTGTTGTTAAACTACCAACAGCAGAAGTTATACCTAATCCTTGAACTTGTTCAGGTATATCTAATTGATTTGGTACAGCAGATGTTATTGCTTGACCAGTTAATCCCATTACATCTGCTACTTCTAATGAGAATCTACCCCAACCTTGAACTTGACCCCATGCAGATTCGTTCCAAGCGTTTGCTGATACATTTGATTGCATTGCATCAGGAGCTGTTATTTCTAAAGTTAATCCTGATTGACCCCAGTTTTCAACACCCCAACCATCTTGTCCCCAACCAGCTGCTATTTGTGCTGAAACAGAAACAGATCCCAGAGAAGCTGTAATAGCTGTTAGTCCCGATACTTTTACTACAGGATCAAAACTTTCACCCCATGGTTCTTCACCCCATAAATCTCTACCCCAACCTTGTTGAGCAGATGCTACCGGTGTTCCAAGAGACGCTGTGATACTTAAACCAGTTGGAAAAACTATTTCATCATTTGCCTGTCCCCATGAACCACCTGTATTCCATGCTTCGGCTCCCCAACCTGTTGTGATTTCTGCATTAGTGCCCCAACGATTAGTATTCCAACCTAAAGCTCCCCACGTGTCTGCGGCTGGAGTATTTGCTTGTCCACCCATTCCTGAGTGAGCTGTACAATAATAATATAAAGTTGGAGCATCGGTAGCTACTTCTATTTGAGTATAAGCTCCTGATGAACCAGGAGTTCCGCTGGTTGTTACACCCGTGGTATACTCACTGCCACTATTATGTGTGCCATCACTTGTTGTTGAAAATCTTAATGGGTGACCACCATTCGTGCTATCTGATTGATCTAATTTATAAGTTCCACTTTCAAATAAATTAAGTGTATCTTGTTGAACACCATCAATAACGTATTTATTACCCGAATCGGTGCTAACCACCGTTACTGTATAAGTTCTAGTAACGGACATCCGTCGTTACCCCCTTATGCTAATCTTATGATAGCGTTAGTAGCGTCTGCTGTTGGGAATTGAATTGTAAAAGTTCCGCTTGATACAGTTTTATCACCACCAAAAGCAATAACTGCGCATGCTTTATTAGACTGTGATGAGTTGTAAATTAACGCACCGTTTGCTGTAAATGAAGCGTCTGTAAAACTAACATCTGAGAAATCACAAACAGCTGTTGTACTATCTGTTGTTGGAGTTACACTTGTAAGTGTTGCACCACCAGAAGTATATGCAGTTCCTGATGAATTTGTAATTTCGTTTGATGATGAAAAAGCTGTTGTGCCTGCACCTAAAGTTGCAGAACTTGTGTATAAAGCTATTTTAAAAGTGTTTCCAGTTGTAGCTGTAAAGTTGTGTGTACCAACTAAAAGCTCTTGTTTAAAACTTGTACAAATTGCCGATGTTATTGCCATGTCCTATCTCCTATGGGTTTGCTGAGGTAATCGGTATTCTAACTGCTCCGTCTGTGTAGTCATCTCTTCGTCTTCTACCGACTTGCTCATTAGCAAACTTCTGTACCTCTTGTTTATATTTATTCTCGTATAATGTCAACATGTCTATCGGGCCTTTTAAGAAGCCGTACGTCTCTGCTAAACAACAATATAACAGACCATTTGGAAAGTTTAAACTAATGTAATTAGTGTCGTTATTCTCCAAAAGAGCCGGTGCAGCATTAAAATGAACCCTAAATTTGTATGTAGTATCAGGAACAGGAGCAAACATCATTCTACCAGATGTAGTGTCTGACTCGCCTGTAGCTCCACCAAACATTGCATAATACTTAGGTTGACCTCTTTTTGCTGACGCTGTTGATGAAACATACTCTTGTAAGTACGTAACATCTTTTTTTTCTAACCAAATATTTGCACCAGTTGTTTCTGATGTTGAATCATAAACTTGTATTCCTCTTATGAATACTGCTCCTGCTGGGGCATTTATTGATTCTTGACCAGTAACTAAGTTACCTGTTTGTTGTTTTCTATCTGCATCTATTGGTATATCTCTAAAAATTCTATACTGCGCATTTAAAATAATATTTTCTAAAACGCTATCAGATAACACAGTAGAACTTACTTCTGTGTAACTTTTTATTTGTGTTTTTAATCCTGATGCACTTAATCCAGCCATTATACTACTCCAGCCACCTCTCTACAAATAGGACAACTTTTTTTGTATCTATTATGTGTTCCACACTTTAAATATTTTCCATCTTCCATATATAATGGAACTTCTGGTTCTGGCACATGTAACATTAATTCTTCATGTGGATCCATATCCTCTGGACAAGAACATTGTTTAATGCCTAATAATTTACAAATAAAATTTTTAATTTTTTTAATCATGCGCTTAATGTAACTGGTCCTACTGAACAACCAATTCCTCCTCCTTTTACTCCACCAATTGTAGCAGTATTTGTGTCAACTGTAAAAAAGAAAAAATTAGCAACAGCATAATCTGTGCTAACTCTTGCACCATCTTTGTATATACCTGTTGTTATTGCATATCCAGCTGCTTTAGCAATATTAGAACCTAAAATACCATCAAAACTACCTGGATCATTATATTGAAATGTTCCTCCACCACTAGTAACTAAAGCTGATGGACCTCTAAATCTATATGTCGTGCCATTTGTTAAACCATGACCAGGTGCTGTTACGTTTATAATTCCTGAGCCTGATGAAAGAGTTTCAAAAGGGTTATCAGGTAAAGCATATGGAACAGCATTTTCTGTTCTATCACTTCTAACATTTCGTAATGCAATACCATCTGCAGAAATTGGTTTTGGTTCTAATTGTGGTTGCTTTGGTTCAAACTCAGATACATGTACAAATGCTCCGTTCCATTCTCTAACCATTTCTCTGTATGGAAACTCCACACCAGATCTATCTGATATTGCCTTTGCATGTTTACCTGTTGCGTACTTTGCCATTATCTAACTTTTCCACCTTTCATAAATGCTCTACCTAATCCACGTTGTGCAACTCCACCACCTCGATAACCATATTTTGATCCACCCATTTGTAAGTCTCTGTTTCTTTTTTCTTTGTCTTTTTTTTTAAATTCTTTTTCAATTTTTTTACCAATTTCTTTTTGTTTTTTCTTTTGTGTCCCAGAAGCTCCACTACCTCTATGAAGTGGAGGAGAACCTAATTCATCAACGTTATAATAAGGAGATTTTGGATCAAGTTTTTTAAATTTATCTTTTGCACCAGGTCCTTTTTTAGTTTCTAAAGGGAATAGTTTTTTACGTATGCTTTTAATAATTTTTACTTTTGCCATTATGTTCCTGGGTAATAAGCTTTAGGTGTAATATAAGTGCTAGAAGCTGATCCGTCTTCTGCCAATGCTCTTGCAAACTCATCCTCGTAAACTAATTTCATAGGTTGAATTAATTGTGGTTGATATTTCATTGCTAAATAATATGCTAAACCAGAAACCATACAAGGCACAAATCTAAATGGAACGTCTGTTGCGTTTGTATAATCTCCTGCATCTTGAATTCTTTTAATAAAATAAAAATGCATATCTTTAGATGCATTCGTAGAATCTGGTGTTGGATAAATATGTATTCTAACTTTATCTATAAATCTCTCTACCCAATATTGATTAGGTGTGCCTTTGGATAATTTATTAGAAAAACCCGCATAAGTAGATCTATCTACTTTAGTCATTGGTGAATCTGATTGTGTTGTTTGAGTTCTATTTGACCTTAACTGTGCCTCAAGGACATCGGACATTCCATAAATACCATTTGTTGGAGTTGTCGTTGCAGAAGTTCCATCAGAACTAGCTCTAAAAAAATCATAGTCTGATTGACCTTCAATTAAATCAATATTAGTTTCATCTACTTCCCAATAGTGAATACCTCTATTACCCCATTCTTGAAATAATATATTTAATGTTCTTCTAGCGTTTTTTAGTTGATAACCTGCAACGTTTTGTTGACCAATTCGTTCAAAAGCCTCTTCAACTATTTCATCAATAGCAAAAGTTTTATCGAACGTTGCTGTTCCCGAAGTCGTATTAGCCATTTACTATGCTCCTGTAATTGTCATGGTAACACTTCCGTCTGTGCCAGATGTTTGTGTTAAAGTTGCACAAAGTCCGTTTTCAAACAAAATACCAGAACCAGGTACGTAAACCTCTAATCCTTCTGTTTCATATCTGTAAATAGCTTTTAAATTACCACTAGCTGCATCACTTGCGCTAGATACATCATGTAAAGATAAGACTGATCCTGCTTCTCCTCTTCCTTGAATAGAAGTAACTCTTGCTCTAGCTCCGTGTAAAACAGAAGCAGCTCCAGTAGTTTTATTTACAGTTTTTTGATCTGAATCCATATTTTTCTCCTTAAATTAAAATGTGGGGCCGAAGCCCCACACTAATTATTAATTATGCTGCAAATACGAATGCACCTTTAACTTGAGTTGTTTCTCTAGCTAATGATGATGCGATATGCCATGTACCATCTTCATAACAAATGAAAGCAATCTGTCCACCAATCGTCAACAAATTAGTTGTTGCGTTGGCTGGTGTGAAAGTCAATTTAGTTTCACCTGCTGCTAGTGTTATACTAGTAGCTGTTGCTACATCTGAGATTGATAAACCAGTAAAGTCAGGCATTGCCGAACTCATTCTAGTAGTAATAGCTCCTGTAGACGTATTTTTAGTTGCTACTTGGAAACCTTTTTCCGACCTTACCGGGCCGTTAAACGTTGTACTTGCCATGATTATATCCTCCTAGTTTTCCGAACATAGTCTCTAGGCCGTCGACTGTACGCGTCTATGTTCTAATTAATTATACAGTGATTAATTTATATACTAGTTTTTGATAGAGCGCAAGAGAGCCTGTAATGTGGATTGGATTTTTCCAACGATGTAGCTTTTTATTAAGTAGCTACAGAAACTTGAGCGGCAGCATCGTCTACCTTATTTTGCAAATGCGCTTTTTTTGCTTCTGCAATTTTAATATGGCTAATTACATCTCTGACAGCTCTGTCAATTTTAACCATATTGAGAGTATATCTACCCTCTTTAAGATGCTCTTGCTCCCACTTCAGATCTAGACCCTTCTTCTGTGTATAAAGGTCGTTTAGATGTGTTTGGACCATCTA